TACCGAGCCTGTCTGAGTCTTAATGAGCTTAAACGAAAAGGAGCCCCATCTACTCCTTCAAATTTTACTGTTACGTATTTAAGCACGCTTTGGCACCCGCACTACATATCCAGCAGGGATATTTTGAATATCTTCTATTTCCGGGTTTGCTTCAGCAATTAAATACCAAAGATGAGGCGTTCTGTAGAATTGGTAGGAAACAATATCTAGACGGTCTCCGCCTTTCCAGGTGTAGTCAATCCATGACATTCTGTCCAAATCAGCAAACTCATAGGTCACTACTGGAGTTACATCTCCGTTTTCAACAACGGATAGGTAATCAATCTCTGAATCTGCATATCGAGAAGATTTATAAATAGACATTAATTTGCCTCCGAGATACCAACAGATGCAAGCAAGTTTGCTTGGATACTAACGTCAGACCTAATAGGTTTCATATCTTGAGTAAAGGCTAGATGTTGCACAGAGATAGCCGTAATGTATCCAAGGTAGTTCAAAGGTCCAATTTCAAACTTAACAAGAGTTGCTGATAAGAATCCAATATCTGAAGTCACTCGTCCAAGGGAGTTCTTCCAACCACCCTTCATGTAGTTAGCATTTGGGCCGTTTACAGTCTGGTACAAAAACTCAATGTCGTGCAAAGTACCCAGCTCATAAAGTTCTTTTATTTGTTTTTCCATAATTGCATCAGATGAAAAACCAAGTTTATGACCCTTGTAGAAGTTGTTGTAGCTCAACCAACGCTTAGGGACTAGACCACTAGACTTCTTCTTAGGGTCTTTTTCTTTATCCCCAAGGTGGGCAAAACAAGCAAAGTCATTTGTTCTATCTAAACGAACTACTAAAGAGATGCTTTCGGTTCCAGGAAATGCTCCAGCAACAGAAACAAAACGGTCTTGTAAAGATGGGGTTACTTCAGCGTTTAACTGTACTTGAGTTGAAAAAGTTTCAGGGTTCCAGAGGAATTGGAATCCAATCTCTCTTTCTTTGCCAGTACGTGTGTCTTTACCGCCCTTGCCAGTGCCCGCGTACTGTTCGTTGCTAGCGCTAGCATGCCAAGTAATTCGACCTCTACGCATAGGGCTTCTTGGGTTTGCTGCCCCATTAGGGTTGGTTCCAACTACATCAGCTTTTGTAGCGCCCGTGGCTTTATTAGTTTTAGAAAAACGTCTGTGGTCCACGGTGGTTGGGTCAAGAGGCAAACTCCAGCTGTGTGGAGATAAGTTAAATAAGAAAGTTCTAGTATCAAGAGGTCCTACAAAGTTTTGTGTTGGGTTTGATGTAACACCTGCTTCTACCTTTTGAGAAATAGGGGCAAGTTTGGCGGCAGGTCCAGCAATAAGAGGTGAGGTACCGCTTTTTCCTAAAACAGTAACAGTTTGATTTTGAGTCTGTCTGTTGTCGTACTCCTGTAAAAACATTTTTGTACCGGTAGTGTCAACGGTAGAGGCTCCTGCAGTTTGTCTAACTACTGCCTTTCCCTGACCAAGAATTGGGTCGTTAATGGAGTCTTTGCCTTTAACGCTTCCAGCTTGTTGAGTAATAAGGGATGTTCCGTTTGGAAATAGCAAAGGAAGATAAGGAGGCGGAGTAAAGGTAGAGCTTCCGCCCTTCTTTGCTCCCTTTGTATTCTTGTTAGCAGCAGCGTTTAATGAAGCATTATTGACAGCTTTGTTTGCCATTATGAGCTAACCGCCTTCTTTATTAGTACGTCGTATTCTAAAGTTTTTCTAATTTCCTGGGCCAGCCTACGCTCATCCCAGTTTGCTTCACTCTTAATATTAATTGTAACGCCGCCGTAATTATTAGCGCTGCGTCCGCTATTAACGCCGGTTGCAGTAACTGCGCCACCTGCAGCACGAGCCCCAAGGTCTGGCATGAATTGCTTGAACAACTTAAGAATTTCGTTTACAAATCCCTGTAGTTGGTTTCCAATTCCGGCAATGCCTTGAACACCGCTTAAGAAGTCTCCAACTTTGCCAGCGCCAGCTCCAGCGGTACCGCCAACTGCTCCAGCAACTGTTCCAAAAATTCCAGTCTTATCAGTAGCCTTATTAAACATTCCTTCAAGCCAGTCACCGGCTGCTCCACCCATGCCGCCGCCGCCTCGTGGGTTGCCATAAGGTCCATCTAGCCCAACTGATTTAGCAGTTGCCCAAGCTGGATGCCACTTCTTTCCTTGGCTAGAGATTGCATAAGCAACTTTAGCGTTTGTAAGTGGGTCGTATAAATCCCAGTCATAACGAAGACCAAATTTTTTAAGTCTTTCGTTACCCATATTTTTATATCTTCCAGAATTAAGCATATTAATTTGAAATAATCCGTAGGACATATCTAACTCACCATCAAAGTTAGCGCTGCCAGGCATACGTGCAGATTCTTTACCAATAATCTGCATTGCATCATCAATGGCATTAATGGTTACCCCACCTTTGCCTTTCATACCATTTCTAAAACCAGCTGCAAACAAAATTTCACGAAGTTTTCCTGGGTCCATTTGAGCCCCACGGTCCCTGTGTTTGTGAAATTGTCCCTGAGCAATGTCTGGGTGGCCATGACTTCCGTCAGGTCCTTGAGTAGTAACTTTACCTCCGCTGTGTCGTCCACCGCGGAATTGAAGGTTATTTAAATCTAATTCATGATGAGGAACGATATATCCATCTGATTCTGGTACGAAAAGCTCTGGACCTTTTTCACCAACTACATAGGCGTTACGACCAGCAACATCTCCACCACCTGCAAGGAATGGAATCTTTCCAAGTAGCTGCCCTAGCTGACCCAGCATGTAGCTTCCGCTTTCATTACCTATGCCAGCAAATGTGTCTAAGAAACCTTTAGTTCCAGATAGCCCTCGTCCAGCAAAAGAGAACGGGCTCTTTCCAAAGAAAGCGCTGCCCATTAAGTTTGATAGAGCAGTTGATAGTTGGTTAGCTTTTTCAAAACCAAACATCATTGGACCAGACGCCTTTTCAACCATGGCGGCTGAAGCTGCTTCTCTTGATGCTTTAGACGCAATTGCTTGAGTAGTTGCGCCAATTCTTTGTAGGGAAACTTTGTCTGAGACGCTTGCTCCCTGAGCTTTAGCGTACAAACCGTCCTCAACAATAGTTCTTAGGTAGGCGTCGTTTCCAAAATATTGGTCGAGCATAGAAGCAAGAGCGTTACCTGGCTGTAGGGATAGACGCAAGTCATTGACAGTAATCGCGGCTTTGCCTCTAGCTTGACGAGAGATAGTTGACCACAAGTCATCAATAATCTTGTCAATTTCACGCATATCACCCGTGGCTGCGTCACGTACATTGATACCAAGCATGCGAAGCATGTTGACGTTGCGAGGGGCGTTAAGGCCGGTTAATGCTTGAGCTGCTCCAGTAAAACCAACACCTGGAGTGATGTTAGAAGCAATAGAAAGGTTTCTTCCAATACGTCCTGCGTTTGCGCCAAGACCACGGCTTCCTTCAAAACCACCAAGGATGTCTTCTAAACCAAGACCTGTTCCTGCTCCAGCAGAGCCAAGAAGGAGTTGAGTAAATGCAGCATCTTTATTTGCAAGACTGCCGCCAGCACCGCCCAAACCTAAGAACGACATACGCTGCTTAGAGGTGTTCATCTGGAAGGCTTGTTCAACGCTAGGAAGTGCGTTGTAGCCTAAAAGCATTCCTTGCTTTATAAACTTACCAGCAATGCCGTTAAACACATTGCTAATAAAATCGTTACCAGACTGAGCGCTGGTAGGTCTAATACCTATTGCTTGAACTTGGTCATTAGTTCCGCCGTAAGCATTACGGGCACTTTGAAATGCAGTGCCACTTGTAAATGGGCTTCCGCCACCACCGCCACCGCCACCAGGCATAGGTGGCTGAGACATAACTGAGCCAGAGGCTCCGTTACCTACGTTTCCTGTAGAACCACCAAAGGAAGAATCCATGGCTTTAGCACTGCCAGCCATGTCACGCATGGACTTACTGACGTTCTTAAAGGACTCTTCAATAGAGTTACCTTTAGCGTCAAATTTATCTATAAACTTTAGAAGGTCGCCCATGACCTTCATGTTGTCTAGACTAAATCCTGCCATTTTCCTACCTACGGTTTAGGGCTCTTGCAAGCCAGTTGTTACGTTCTCTGAAGGACAGCTGACGAATCTCTGTCAGTGTCCAGCCCATAAATATTTTAGAGAGCGCTTCGTATTGGTCCATTAACTCGGTGTAGTTAAAAACGAAACAAAGCGGCGAGGTTTAGTGGAATAGTCATTGACTCTCCGCATGCCTCGCAAACCTTACTCACCTCCGAAAGGCGTGGTCCCGGAGTGCGGTCGACAATCTCACGGGTGATTTTTTCTCTATCTACTAGGCCTAGTTTTAGTGCAACGTTTGGTTTGGCAGGGTTTCCGTTAATTGAATTAATGCAACTGTTTAGCAGGATGCTGTTTAGCTCTGCACCAGTTGTGTCATCTGGGGCGTCTACTAACTTGCGCTGTGTCTTACCGGTAGGCAATGACACGTTAGCCACGTCCCCGTTTTTCAAGGTAATGTCCCAAGTTCTATCGTCAATTGGATTGTCAAGAACTGTTACTGGAACGTCTTCCTCAAGGTCTACAGTCACATCCTGTCGGGTTGAACACCCTGAGCAAGTAACTGCAAAATCAATTTCATTACCAAAAGTTACTTTTCGGATACCAAGCAAGATTGACTCGCGGTCTCCGGTTAGCAACTTGTCAAAGTCATCTTTTGTAATCTCACGGTCTCCTAGGGATACCGCTCCTCGCATCAAGATAGTGTTCAAAGCCTTTGAAGCTGTTGAAGACCGAGCAATTGCTTCCTCGTCTTCACCATTTAGTTCTCGTACTTCTACTGTACGAATAACGTTTCCTTCAAGGTCTACAAACCCACCAGGCAAAATAACTTCGGGGCTTGGCGGAGTTACGGTATCAATCTCAACCGTAGGCTCCGCCATAGCCGCCTCAGCAATCTTAGCGAGCTCTTCTGGTTTTACAATTTGTTGCGTTGTCACGATTATTACTCCTTAGTTAATTATTAAAGACCCTTTGGACCTGTTGAAACTGGTGTACGAGTTGTGGTAGCTGTAGCACTGTCAACATGGAAGACAGTCAGACCCTCGTGTACCAATGTCATTGTTTCAAAGAGTAGAGCATTTTCACCAGCGTTGAAATCCTGGTAAGCAAGGTTCTGAATCCAAGCGTTATGGATACGGAAGCCCATCTTTGCAGTTGCGATATCGGCTGGGTTTGAATCTGGGTGGTCCATCAGATAGATGGTTACGTTGCAACGAAAGTCTTTTCCACTTATGGATAGGCCGTCTCCAGCTGAAGCAGCAAAGAGACCACGCATCCACTCGATAGCGTTGTCGCTACCGTAGAGGGCGCCTCGTTGGAATGTAACAGGCTGGAATGAGGTCATTCCAGGGATTTGGTGAGTAGTGGTGTTGTATCCGCCCTCACGGTATGGGATGTTTTGAGTGGTAATTGACAACCCAGTAATTGCAGAGAAGCCACCACTAAAACCAGTGATTTTGTTTGTGAAAACAGTTCCACTGTTTGATGATGCGGTGAACTCAGCCTGGAACCGAAACCCACGAAGTGGGTCAGTGGCTTTAGTAGACCAGCGTTGGATTTTTGTAGCCATTGTTATTTATCTCCTTAGGCTGTCACAGTAACGGTGGCTCCACCGTCAAACTGACCAATTCTAATGATTACGAATTCAGCTGGACGTTGCAACGCAACACCAACCTCAAGAATAACCTTGCCTTCATCAATGACTGCAAGGGTATTTAGCTCATCGTCGCACTTGACGAAGAACGCGTCTGCTGGAGTATCTCCACGGAGACCGCCCTGGCGCCAGTAATCGGTTAGCCAAGCAGATGCGGTAGCAATCAAGCTACGCCACAAGACAGCGTCGTTTGGCTCAAAGATTGCATACTCTGTAAGGTCTGTTAGAGACTTACGAATCTGAATAAGTGAGCGACGAACTGGGATGTAACGGTCTGCGTATCCAGCCTTAAGAGTGCGAGCACCCATAACTACAAAGCCAGAACCAGAAACGTACTTAATTGGGTTTACAGGAGCTACAGCAGAGTTCATGTTATCTAGCTCTGCGTTTGTCAAAGTTGCAACTGATACAACGTTTGACAAGCGGCTTCCTAGACCTGCTGGAGCCTTAAACACGCCACGAGACGCATCAGTAGTTGCGTATAGACCTGCAATTGCTCCACCTGGGTTAGCTACTGTAATAGCTCCAGATGTTGAAACTGTTGGGTCTGCAATTGTTACTAGTGGGTAGTAAACCGCACCTAGAGAAGTTGCTGTGTATTGAGCAGCTCTTGTAATTTGAGCTGCAGCTGTGTCGTCGATTGGGTCAATGATTACAAAGACATCATCGCGGCTTTCAGCATAGGCCAATACAGTGTTTACGTTTGCAGCAGCTGTTAATCCTGGGACGTTCATAACTAGGGAGTTAAGAACTGTATCAAAAGACGATGTTGCAGCTGCAAGATTGGTGTCTGTTGGAGCTGTTCCATTAGAACCTGATGCCAAAGCTTGGTTTGTAACGTTTGCTGGTTGAGCAGTAGTTGCTACAGAAGTAGCTGTTACATACTTTGAGCGTGCATTGATAAAGTTAACACCATAGCGGGAATCTGTGGTGCTAGTAAATGTTAGGTCTGTAAAGCTCTCTACAATTGTTGCTGTATCTGGATACGCAATTTGTACATCTTTACGACCAGTTACTGCAGAGTTAGAGACTGTTACATAGATGTCGTTTCCCCAAACTCCTGGGTTTGCAGCAGTAAGAGTTACGATGTTTGCTGGTGTTCCAGCTCCATCGTTTAGTGTGCGGGTAGCGCTTACAGGGCTACCTGCGGTAACGCGAAGAACATAGCAAGCAGAGCCGCCATTATCGAAGAACAACTTTACAGCTAACGGAAGTTTGTTATCCCGTACTGTGTTCCAGCTTCCAAACTTGGATGTGTAATCATTCCAAGATGTTACAAGAGTTGGAACTACTGGGCCTCTGTCATTAGCACCGATAAACGCTGCGTATGTGTCAGAGTTTGGCCCAACTGAAGGTGGTAGTGCATTGAGGCTTTCCTCAATATACACTCCGGGGCGAAGGTAAGCCATTTTTTTATCTCCTTAGATTAATTGGGTTTAGGCCGAATGTTAGATAGCTAATTTGTCCGGTGGGATATGTGTAGTAGTCGGATTAAGTTGAACAGCAGCAACCTTCTTGGTGGTAGCTGTCCCATCGTAGTGCGGCAACTCGCTTACAACGCGAACAATAAATATGTTGCGAAGTAGTCGTCTGCCATCCTCAACGCCGTCTCTTTTCAGAAACTCGTCAAGAAACATGTGTCTGTATGCGGTTTCGGTGTTAAGAACATTTCGGACACCAAGTTTTCCATATCTGTTTGGAAACTTCTTGTGCATAATTTCATACATAAGGGCTCGGTCATGGCGCGGATGACGAGCGTACGTGCTGACTTGATATACCAAGTCATAGGTTGCTGGGTACTCGTAGCTGTACACGGTGTTGCCAGAGATGGCTACCGTTCCATTTTTATCTGAGTCGTAGATAACACCTGAGTGCTGACGCTCAGAAGCAATACGAATATCCATCAAGTCAATTGTAATAAAGGGGAACTTCTGGTCTCTGAGTTCTACGTCAGGGGTCCCATACCAAACCTGAACAGGTCGAGCGTTTCCACCTTTCTCATCGCTGACGGTAATGCCGCCTAGCCAAGTCTTTAGGGCCGCGTCTTCTGCAAGAATAAATGTCATAGAAGCACGTCCTCACTAAAGATAAAGTTAACGTATTCGGCTTGAACTTCCTCGGCGACTACCTCGTCGATAAGTTCGTCAATTCTGCGTAGTACCCAAGATGGCGGTGTTGTTAAAGTACCAAACTCTAGATTTTCAATCTCTTCAGTTAGGTTAGCTGGATAGTAAACGCCAATAGCAGTACGAGTCGTTACAAGACTAATCTGAGAGGTGACTTCTTTTGGCCAACCAGAAGACTCAAGAATGTTTTGGACCTTGGGCTCTAGGATTCTTTTGGCTCTAAAGAGCGCTGATGAAAATGCTTTAGATGTGTTCACTTAAAGTACTTTCGCCAGAGGTAGCCCGCTGCTATGATTCCTAGAACCTTTTTACTATCACCTTTGCCAGGCAAGGTCTTTGAGATTTCACGGTAGAACTCTTGCGGTTTGGCCGCATCGACTTTCTTTTCCATGGCAAATCTCCTCAGGAATACGCAGACTACTTAGCAAAGGTACAGCTTTGATTCCCGCATGGAATCGCCTCAATGGTAAAGCAAAAGGCCCCCTTTCGGGGGCCTAAGCGTTACTTCTTTTTATTCTTTTTTTCTTTCTTGTCCTCGGCCTTTTCGCCCTTCTTGCCTTCCTTGGCTTCGTGGCGCTTTTCCTTAGACTTAATCTTCTTTACGATTTTCTCGTCAATTTTGCGGTCGGCGGTTTGGGTTTCGGGCTTGTTACGCTTTCCGTGGGCTTTGTCCATTTTCTCGAACTTAGCCTTTTCCTCTTTGTCCAACCCCTTAGTAGTTTTGGCGTCTTGCTTCTTATCGTTCTTTTCGTTATAAGGCATACGCTTCATTACTTCTTGTCCTTCTTCTTAACCGCAGCTTTCTTCTTGGCCTTAGCAAACTTGTCATTTGCCGCCTTCAAGGTCTTCATTCCATGCTTGTCTTTTGGCTTGCCGCATCCGCATGTAGCGCACATTATTTGCCCTGCTTTCTATAGCTAATTGTTGCCTTGGGTTTGCGGATGATTCCGCCTTTTTTCTTACGTGTCTTTGCTCCACCGGACTCGTACTTGCTTCCAGTTAGAGACACCTTGATGTTCTTGTATGGGTCCTTGCCAGCGGTCTGGCCAATGCGCTTCTTCATTTGGTTTTCTCCTTAGCTAATAACCGAAGAGTATAAAATGCTTACTGCGTTAGCTGATGTGGGAGTTGCAGCTACTGCGTATAGCTGGTCTTCAGCGTTTAAGTTAAATGTGTATACAGAATCTTTTTTAATAGGAAGGCCCTTGTCAGCTCCTGAAGAGGTTACTGTGGCATCTCCAACATAGACGGCGTTGTTGTCGTCGTTGATGATTTGAACCGATGTAGTCGGGTTACCTTCTGGGATAGATATGAGTACAGTTGGGGTTGTTCCAATTGTAAATGATTGATGAACTAGCGCCATGGTTCCTCCTAGGCTTGGGCATACGCCAAGAACTGAGCATCATTGACGAGCTCATCTGGCATTACCTGTAGTAAGTTGATTGTCACAATGGTGTGACGGTTGGCTAATTGCCCAGCCTGTTGTGTTTGTGTTGGGCGGTATACCTGGTCTTTCCAGACCACACGGTAACGGTTTACGTTATCAATGATTGGTTTAATAAAACCACGTTCGCTAAATAGCTCGGGGCTTACTTCTCGTAGGTCATCCACGTTAAGGGTCAGGTGGAGAACGTCGGCGTTGTAGAAACCGCGTTCGTTGATAAGAGAAGAGCCTTGAGTAACAGATGCACGGACAATGTTAATAGTCTTAGGTCCAGTCCAAACACGGCCAGAGCCAACCGGCTCTACATCGTAGATTGGGTCTTTAGCAGAACCTGCAACGTTATACGTCCACCATTGAGCAGAGGTACCTGCGGGATTAGTAAGGTCGGCTGTTATGCCATCGCCTACTGAGTTCAACTCAAAGTCTGAGGTGAATCTTCCGCCAGGTGCGCTTGCTCTCATTCCTCTATTGTAGGAGTAATCTCTACGTTTAGAGAGGCAAGCTCGCGGGAATGGAAGTCCAAAGCCTGCTCTACAGCCTTGATAGCCTCGCCGTACTTCTTAGTGTCTTCCTCATTGCCAAGTTCAATAGCGTACTTGTGGTTAAGCACGATGTTGTAACCTTCTTGTGCAAGCTTAGCAATTCGAGATTTAATGATTGCTGCTTTTGATTCTGAAGTTACTAGTGCGTCAATGTGTGACATGTATTTCTCCTTTTTACTGTAAGTACCTTAATATTACTACTCCGTCACCACCGTGACCACCACGTGTGCTGCCATCTCCAAGTCCGCCACCGCCACCACCTGCGCCAAGACCATCAGTTCCTTTACCGCCAGTGAAGCCATCACGAACTCCATTACCTCCGCCACCAGCACCGCCTACGTTAGGTGCGTTGTTAGAGTGAGAACCGCCACCACCGCCACCAGCATAAGTTACTGAAGTTCCAGAAAGTGAGTTAGATAATCCATCCCCACCTTTACCAGCAATTCCTCCAGGCACAGCGTTACCACCAGCTTGACCGGCACCGCCACCACCACCGTGACTGTACGTACCAATTGCTCCTGTGCCGCCATTGTTACCTTGACCAGCAATTCCAGTACCTCCTGGTTGTTGTGGGCCCGAGTCTCCCATAGAAGAGCCTCCACCAGAACCACCAGCAATACCTGGTCGTGCTAAATATCCAGCTGGGTCATTTCTGGAAGCTCCTCCCCCGCCACCTGTAGAGGTAATGCTAAACGCAGAACTGTTGC